CCGATAATCTACAATTCAGGCCTGACCTTTGTTGCTGGCATTTCGGCTAACGTATGGAAGCAAATACGTCAAAAGCGACTCGTAACAGAATTACGCTTTGCCATGACCGGGGGCATTATTCCCCTCCGGCAGTTTTTATACGACCACGACATACGCGGCTCCGTCGTTACCATGGAGCAAATACAGGCTTATAGCACTCTAAAGCCTGATTTGATGCTTCAACTAGGTCAAGCCATGGATAATTACGACTACGACACCTTCGATAAGACTTACCGAGCTATTGAAATCGGCGAATTGGAGTCGCAAATAACCGATACGCTCCTTAAAAGCTGGCTGGTGACTCAAAGATGATGCGGATATTGCTGTATTTAGAAGCGAAACTACGTGAGTGGGACAAAAAGCTGGATGAACCTCGCAAAAAAGGGGTACCGTCGAGACGGACTGACCCGGACTGACCCTAAAAAGCCTTCGATTACTGCGACACGCCCGGCTCCGTTAGGAGTCCCGGGCGTGTGGCATATCGAGGCTCTTGGTAATACACTTAAACTACCGAGAGCAAGAGAAAAGGCTCTCCCAAACGAAAGAGTCCAAAATGCGACTTCATGCAACTGTAGTAAAAGCAGATATTGAGGAATACACTTCAAAGCTAGGCGTCCCTACCAAGGCATACAAGCTTTATTTAGCACCCGGCGACCCTGTTGAGGGAGCCATGGAGACCAGCGTGACTGCTGAGCTCTACGCCCAAGTTAAAAAGGGCGATAACGTCTCATTCACTCCGTCTTTTGCAATCCGCTCCAAGTTCGGTACTCCAACGATTTCGGTGCGGGTGCTAGAAGATTTCAAGGTTGAGGCGTCTAAGTAAATGCCTCTCGACGTTGCCATTCGGTCTGTTGAGTCGGATTATCCTGAATTACTAATGGCCTCTGTCAAGGCTCGTCGGGCCCTTACTCACTTTGTGGACGAAATTGAGTCTTATGCCGAATTAGGTATTACAGACTTCAACAAACTCTACGAAGAAATGCGGTCGGCATTTCATGCCTACCAATTCTTGATAAACAAGTGCGACCGTTATTCTCGAATTGCCCACGCCCGACCAGCTCCAAAGTTGGTGCGTGCTTAATGTTCCCCGGCTCTACTGTTGACCAAGATGCGCTTTTGCTCATCGTTTTCATTCAGTCCGCGCTACTCGTGCTTGTCTGGTTTCGTAAATGATAGACATAACCGATAACGCGCTCTTGGTCGCAGTAGGCTATTTAGCTTTTTTCGTCCCTGTGCTGATGATTAACCTCGCATGGCGTGGACTCAAATTCGGGTTTCAGTCGTGATAGCCCTCGATTTTATGGTTTTTGGCTCGCTGGTCGGACTGCTTATTGCAATCCTCGACCGCGCCTTGTGATTCGGTCTGAATAGCAGACCCCGAGAAAAGAAAGGAGCAAACAATGTCAGCAGGTACAAACGGCTCTTTGGACGTAACCGGTGTTTTCACAACCGTCACTTCGTTCATTACCACAAACCTCTTGCCAGCAATTGTCGGCTTGGTAGTTCTCTCTATCTCAATCCGCCTCGGCATCAAGGCAGTTCGCAAGTACGCCCGCGCATAATTTTTTGTGTGCAATAGATTGTGGGGGCAAGTGGCTCGCCCCCACCTTCTACCTATTTTGAGTCGCAGAAAGGTTTAACTAATGAAAAAAGAATTTAAAGTTACAAAGAAGCAAAAATGGGCGTTAGCCCTAGCGATAGCCACGATTATCGTCGCGCCACAAGCCGCGTTTGCCTCGGCAGTTACCTCACTTGGTGGAACGACCACACCCACAACAACAAATGTTTATTCATGCGCATCCGGTGACACATTGAACGGTCAGAATTGCGTAACGCCTATTGTGCATCATCCAGCAGTAACAGCATCTATCGTCACGACTACTTATGCGGCTACACGAGGAGGTGTAAGTGTGGCTAACTGCCCTGCTGGACATAAAGATTTATATCTTTATTTTCCTGGCCCTGTATGGGTTTGTGATGTGCCCATGTTAGATAACGACCCAATTCCATACCCAACCACATACACCTGTAATCCCGGAGATGTTTTAGACCAGCAGACGTGTACGCACACCGAAGGCACTCCCGCGCAATCTGCTTATGACACTCCCGGAACTACTTATCCTGCGACTGCAACACCAACGCTCGGATGTTCTTCTGGTTATCAACTAATAAATAACAATTGTGTCGCTTCGGGTGCAACGGTGTTTGACACCGGAAGCCTCAAAAGCACCGTTTTCGGTTTTATTACCGGGAACCTATTAACAGGGATTGTGGGCTTACTTGTCCTCGGTCTCTCAATCGGTCTCGCTATCCGTGCAGTACGGAAATACGCGAGAAGCTAATTGGCTCTAGAGCCCTGTGACAGAGGCGGCGGGGGAGTAATTACCCCCGCTCAATCTGAGAAAGAGAGTGGAAATGAAGGTAAGAATTGCCGTTGTACTTGCACTCGCGGCGAGTTTTCTTCTGCCTGTTTCTGCTTTTGCAACATCTGTAACCTGCCCTTCGGGTACAGTTTTAGCTAGCGGCTCAACCACTCAATGCACACCAACTCCCTCGGTGATTACATACACCTCGGGCGGTTCAATATCCGTTCAATACACGTGCCCAAGCGGATACTCCCTCAACGGTTCCACGTGCCAAGCCGCTTCTTCGTCGGTAGCCGCAACTCGGATAACGACGTATTCCTGTAATTCCGGAGACGGAAGCCCTGACGTAAATCATCTGTGTACGTTATACGGAGCCGTTACGACCTACTCCGCAACAGCAACCGTTTCCTACAGTTGCGCCTCAGGCACTTTAGTTTCCGGGCCGTCTCCATATTGCAATGTTCAGACAAGTTACGCCGCTACGAATACTCAGACCACCGCTTGTCCAAGTGGGTACACGCCCATTAACTCGAACAACTGTCTGAACTACAACACCGGCAATTGGGCTAACCCGGTTACGACTAATTCCTACAGTTGTTCTTCCATATATGACACATTATCTGGCTCAACCTGTTACAAGAATTCAACGGCCTCCGCTTCTCCAACTACCACCTACACCTGCACATCCGGCGATTCACTTTCCGGTACTACCTGCTATCACGCCGCCCCCTCAACCGTCTACGCCGCACTCACCTCCCCAAGTTATTCGTGCTCGTCAGGAACCCTCTCCGGGACACAATGTTTAATCTCTGGTGGCACTACCGCTCCTTCAACGACATATAGCGGAAATTGTCCTGTGTATTATCAACTCAACGTGCTAACCGGTGAATGTGACGGCGTAGCTTTTACTCCGACGCTTGTATCAAGCCCCGGGCTAGTCACTCCCTACGTGTGTACAACAACTAATTATGACGGCTCCCAAACAACAGATATTTATCCATACGACGCATCCATGAATGGCACATACGTCTCACGCGTCTGTAATGCTCAAACACCAACCACCGGGACAACCACAAACCCCGGTAACTATCTTTGTTCCACGAACACATACGATACAAACGGAAATTTCAATGAGCTTAATTTCACCGCGTCAAGCGATTTAACGTCCAGCACACTTAACGGCGGGACGTATTGCACATATACCGGAGATGCACCACAAGCGAGCGACCCAACCCCAACGATATACCAACCATTAGCAGGAGACCCTGACCCATGTTTGAGCACTCCGACCGATTTGATTACTTGGATATATTGTGCGGTTAATACATGAATCGCGTGAGAATAATCGCCGTATTCGGCCTATTCGCTTTAACTGCACTTTGCGGGTCTGCTACTGCTCATGCTACGACAACGACCTGTCCCATATTTCCCTCACCAACATATACAACAGACTCACAAGGCCAACAACACATTCAGGACATCAACGATTATCTACTCGCCTTTAACGCGAAGTATCCCCAAGCGGCGTTAGTCTGTGTTACCGGAGCTGACAATTATTGGATAACTCAAAACACGAAATTTCTAGCTACCCAAACTGCGGCAGTAAATACCACCTTCTCGAAGCGAATGAACTCCTGCATGAATGGAGTCAGTTTTTCAGCGTGGAACGTTGGCTCATATTTCTCTGGTATCAAGTGCCTATTCCAAGTGAGTTTTATACCCTCATCACAAGGTCTCTCAGCGACATTTGACACTATGCAAACCGCGCTAAAAACTCACCAGCCAACTAGCTATGTGGCCGTGGCAGTTAGCTCCTTTTCAAGCCTTGTGAGCGCGTGGCCAACGATAGGCAACTGCACCGCGTCTAGCGGGTCTATGGACTTTTCCATAACAGTTGCCTCCGGAACACCTCTGGATTTCAAGATTTCCTGTGCGCCACCTAATGCCATGAAGCCGTTTAGAATTCTCGAAGTAACGGCCGTGTGGCTCATGTTGGCGTTCTTCATTTATCGAAAAGCGACTGTGTTTCTCGCTGAACGGCAGGGCTAATACGTGATAATTGAAAACATTCTCAATTGGTTCATGTCAGTACTTACCTACGCCGTTGGACTATTGCCTTCCAACGGACATTTATTTGACTCTGTTCCCAAACTGACATTTTCTACTATCAAATACATCGGCACCATGAACGGATACATCCCCATAATTGAAATCGGGCAGGTATTCGTAATCATGGTAGCCGTGCAAGCATCCATAATCTTGATAAACACAATTTTCTTTGTTTATAACTATCTAACCAAACTAATACCATAAGGGGGAGAGATGATTGAAGGCGCAGTAGGTTATCCCGGCGGGGGAAAGACGTATTACGCACTTTGGCGTATTAACCGTGAATTGAAAAAAGGGCGTAAGGTCTATACAAACTTTAACGCTGACGGCTGTGAGCAGATTTCCTTTGAGACGATGTTCAACATGGAGCCGCACGCCTTCGTCGTATTGGATGAGGCGCAAAACTGGTTCGGCTCTCGTAATTGGGCGCAATTTGGAAACCGCTACATGGAATTTTTTAGCCAGACGCGAAAAAAGGAATATACGCTCCTATGGCTATCCCAAGACGTCAGCTCTGTGGATAAAACAATCCGAGACCGCACACACATCATTCACGAATTGACCAGTTGGGGCAAAAATTTCTTTGGCCACCCGGCGTTCTTTGTGTGCAATTCCTATTACGGCGCAAAAAATATCGGAAAAGAGAAACACCATGCCGCTCGCCGGTTCATCCGATTCAAGCAAGAAATTGCCGACGCGTATGACACTCACGAAGTCATCGCTTCGCGTCTGACAGATATTAAAACCCGCGAAAGGGGTAACTATGCAAGTTAAGTCCAAGCTCAGTTCCACGCCGTTCATGTTTGCACTCGTCGGAGGATTAGGCCTCGGCCTTGCATACGGCGTTGTACGCTCATTTCACCTTGGCTGGGTAGCCATGACTCTCTCACTAGCCGCCTGTTGCCTTGTCCTGTGGCTTATATACCGCCAAGGAAAGGCGGGCGCCTATGCCAACGCCCAAGCATGGGCTCAATCGCAGGTGGATATCGCAATAGAGGTCACCAACACGGCGCAGGCTAAGGCAAACGCTCTGAGCGAGGCGTATAGTATGGCTATTGCCCAAGCGCAAGCGACTGCCGCGAATTATGTAACTGTTAATATGCCGGAAGCAGTCACCGGGGGACACCAAGCCCAAGAGGTCATAATTCCCTCTATTGAACCTCAGTTGTTTCCTGTCCACGAAATGCAGAAAGAAGCCACCAATGCTCAATTCCATGCACAAAGCTCTGACTTGGCAATGGGAGAATTCATCCCGCAAGAACCTGAAATTATGCGGTCAGCTACCGATAGTTAAAAACGGCTATGTCCTTCTTTATTCAGGGGGCGAGGGTCGTAGTGTCATTAGTGGTCTTATGCGCTGCGGTAGCCCTAGTGCCTGTGTTGTGTGTTCTGCACGTATCGCTAAGGGTCGCGGCGAATGGCTGGCAGACTTATTTCGCGCAGTAGATTCCCGAGACCAATTGGTTTCCATGATTACCCTCACGGTACGTCACAACAAAAAGCAAAAACTTTCCGACCTTCTAGAAGCTATGGAGAACGCCTACCAAAATGTTCAGGGAACACTCGCTTATAAAGAGATACGCAAGAAATTTGGTGCAAAATTCGTTAAAGTCCTCGAAATTACCTATGGAAAGCACGGATTCCACCCGCACTACCACGTCGCAGTCCTGCACGATAAAGGTCTTGATTTCGAACTCTATAGAGCCGAAATCGAACGAACATGGATTAACAACGTCGTCGCTAACGGACTCCAAGCCCCCAAGCCTGACGTAGCCTTAAATATCATCCAAGAGGCTACTAACGAGCAAAGAGCTTGGTATCTGACAAAGGCCAACGGATTGAGCTCCCTGGAATTCACCAACTCAAAAGGTAAACTCGGCAAAGGTGACAATCTGGGTATTTGGCAGGTTCATAGCCTCGCCGTGGAAGGTGATAGCCAAGCCAAAGCGGTATGGTTAGAGTACGAGACGGCTATCCGTGGAAAACGGCTCATAAGCCCTTCAAGGGGTCTAGCAGAGGAGTACGGCGTGGAATGGAAGCCTGACGTAGAATTTACGAAAGATGAGACCCAAGAGGTCTTGGCGGCGGAAACGGAAACA